ATATTATTAATAGATATTTCTCGTTAATAGAGAACTATTATAAAAATTTAACGTATATATATTTCCAATCGCGAGGAGAGTCGCGTTAGAACATTGTGGAGCAGTGTTTTTAAAGATAATCCCTTGCAAAAAGAAGGTAGAACCTATATTTTGTATAGTATTTATTTAGGGTAGCGCCATTTGTAACATAAAATAGCTATTTTTAAAATTTTAAAAATGATTACGAGAGTAGTGCCCTCAACTAAAGAAAAAATTAAACTTCAGTCGGAATCTGAATCCTTCCCGAGCTTATTAGATGCTTTCAAATCTAATATTAATTATATAGAAGTCAATTGTGAGACGAGTCACACTAGATCATCAGGAAGAGATGATTTTAAACTTAATTCCCTTGATGAAAGAAGGAAGAACCTATATTCATCTCGTATTAACGCAAGGGTAGTGCCGGTTAAAGCTACAAATAACTACATTAAAAAATGCGTAATGCACTCATGTAATATTAAAGCAAAACAGTTGGAACCTGTATCTTTCCAGAGCTCAGTTAGTGCTTACCTAACAACTATAGAAGAAGAAGAAGAGGAGAAAATGGAATTTCTAGGCTTAGAGAAAATAAGACAAAGACCGTTAAAGTTGTCTCATGTGCAATTGAGCACAGATGGGAAAAGAAAACAACAAGATGTGTTAGATTATTTGAAACATAGTGGAGTAGACAATGTCGTTTTTAAAAATTTGTCCTCCGGTGAGAATGGAGAATACTTGTTTGATTCTACCAGAAAATTATTATATTTGTTGACAGGAAAAACGTTATCTAATTGGCTGTTAGGAAAGTATTCCACGTACAGTGTATATACAGCCAAAAAGAAAACATTTAAATGTTTTATAGTTAGACCAAAAATGCAATCTCAAGGCATGTTCGATGCTTTGGGAGAAATTTTTACTGTAGTTAATGGTACTAGCAAAGTTCTTTTAAAAGCAATTCAAAATTATAAAAACCCTCAAGTGATAGCGTGGGTTATGGATGTGTTGACTCTTACTATAGAGATGAATGACCCTTATTTTTGGACTCCTATTACGATGTTAAAGTTTTTTGTAAGATTGTATTCTGCTATAATGAGATTTACCGATTTTAAGAATAAGGCGATGCAATCTCAATCTTTAGAAGAGGTCACTAGTGTTGATTCTATTATGTTATTATTAGCATGTTTTGGTTTACCAGAGCCTATTATGAAAGGTTTAAAACAGATTTCATTAATGACTAATAAAAAGATTTTGGATTCCCCTAATATAATTATGGACTTAATTCAGCAATTTTTAGAAATATGTTATGACGTTTTACAATGGCTTAAAGAAACGTTGAAATTAGAGATAGTAGATGCGATTATTGATATGTTAGCTCAACCCTTAAGCTTTGTCAAGGGGCTTAAGTTAACCAAGAAATTAGGCAAGATGACTGTAGATTTTCAAAAAAATAACCAAATTATGTTTGATCCTGTTGTTAGAGAGGAATGTATGGAATTGTATACGGAAATACAATTAAATTTATATATTCAGACGTTATTATCAAATCCTGCATACAGGATATATCAGAAACAGTTTAGTACTTTGGAAGTTATGTATAAAGCAGCTAAGAATTTTGACATATCGGCTAGGAATGAACCTGTTTGTATAGTATTTGAAGGAAAAGCTGGTTCAGGCAAATCTACTTTGATGAACAAAGTCATAGAATATCTAGTTAAAAAATCGTATTCGACTTATACCCACACGTGTCCTGCTTTGGAGGCTAGTAAAGATTGGTATGACGACTATCTGGGTCAAGATGTGTTCATTATGGACGATGTAGGACAACAAGGCATTTCTCAGTGGAGACAAATTATTAATTTTGTATCTCCTGTCAAATTTCCTTTAGAATGTGCAGAGGCTACAGCTAAGAATACAAAATTTTTTAATAGCAAATTACTTCTGGTAACAACGAATCATTTTTCAGATTTACGAGGTTTCACTAAATCGGACTGTATAGCTGAACCAGAAGCCTTGTTTAGGCGATGTCATGTATTGAATTTTGACAAAACTGGATTTTCAAATGGAAAGCTAAACGGTCATATACAATATAAAAAATATGATTATGTGTCTCATATTTGGAGGACTGAATTTATTGGACCTCATTCAGCGTGTAATTTGAACCCAAAATGTGAAGTAGCCAGTAGTAATAAAACTGTAGCTTGGGTTTATAATATAATTACTTCATTGTTGGATGTTCAACAAGACATGTTTACAAACAATGCACTTCAACCAGAGGATGTAGAAGAAATTGATGCCCTAGTTTCTGAACTTAGAACTCCTAATGAGATGCTATGGGATCATGAAGATTTGGATTTCTCACTCCCTGTGTTTGATCAGCCAGCGAGTGCTCAATTAGCAACACAATCCAATGTTACGTGGTTGATGCAATTAGCTGAAGACAATATAGCAATTTTTAGAGAATATTTTTCTAGTATGAAAGAATCGCTTGTGGAAAATACTATCTCCATTTTTACAACTTTGCAGTATACTTTTAATGAAGATTCGTATGCAGGAGCTGCTTTACAAGGCGCTTTAAAAGGATTGATTTGTGCTTTGGCGACATGCGCTATTTCTAAAATGAGAGATTATTTTATAGGAGATTGCAATCCATCTGAATTAAATGTTTCTACGTTTAGAGAACAAAGTGTAAAAATTTGGCATACAGCCCATCAAGATTATGTAGCCAAAACAGTACCCAGTGTGATAGTTGATGATACAAATGATACTTTGTTGGAGATTGTACGTCCGTGTTCTGAGTTAGGTACACGAATTTCATCTCTTCGATCGAGAATGAGAATAGTAGAGCTTGTCAGCAAGTCCGGATATAAGAATGTATCCCAAGGTATAGTATCAGGTAGAAGAGTGTTAGTTCAATGTCATTCTTATGATACATTAGAAGGTATAGCTAATATTTTCAAGGATTGGAATTGTTTTAGTAATAGTTCATATGAGTGTAATAATGTTCCTTTTAAAATAGTTAAAGAATGGCCTGAATATGATATGACTATCATTGAATTGGATCTTTCGATTCCCATATATAAAGACGCTACGCACAGTCTGTTCAATAAGAATCTGGAAGATGACGTTCCTTTTAATGCTCGTCGATTATTTTTTGTGAATGCTCAAGCAGCATTGAGCTTAGATAATAATTTTACAATTAATAACGATTCTTTCCAAATACAAAGTCCTATAGTAGGCAAGAAATTCAATGTTCCCGCTGGATCAGGCGTGGAGTATGGTATTTCAGCCCCCGGGCTGTGTGGGAGTTTGCTTGTAGACTCTGATCAAGGATTATGTGGAGTACATATTGCAGGAAATGCAGAAAATGGATTCGCTTTTGTTTTGCCTAAGAGGATATTGCGAGAAGTCAAAAATTTGTTGACTTTTAGAGAGAGTCAACATATAGAATTAAAGGATAATATAGTACCGTATTATTCTGGATTGAAAATCTTTAACGACTCGTTTCCGTCAAAAAGACCTCTCCAGCAAACAACTTTAAACAAGAGCGAATTATACGAGTTTCTGAAAGATGAAATTGAAGTGGTAGGGAAAAAAGTGCCTCCGAACTTTCGTTCTTTTGGATCTAAGACGCTGGAGAAGATAGCTGAAAAATCATTAAAACCCATCCCTCATATACATAATGATGCAATTGAATTTGGGAAAAAATGTATTAGAAGATTTATGGTTAAATTTGATGATTTGACAGACGTCGAAGTCATAAATGGCTTGAAAGAGGAAGAATTAGCTGGCTTGAATAAGAAATCAGTTAACGGATTTGGATATTCTAATGATAAAGAAGATTACATAGATTTTCCTTCAGGGGAAATAACTCCTATTTTTAAACAGAGAATGCAAGAATTTATAATGAATTGTAAGACTGATAGTACTAAGATACAAGATTTGTTATTTTATGAAGCATTTAAAGATGAGTTACGAATGGAAGAGAAGAAAGATAAACCACGTTCTTTTAGGGTAGCTCCTCTTCATCATACTTTTTTGGTAAAGAAGTATATTGGGAAATTGTTTATTCACTGTAAGAAAAATATGTGGTCTAATCAGATGGCTATAGGGATGAATCCGTATAGAGATTGGGATATGTTATATAAGAAATTGAAGACAGCCTATATTAACTTTGATGGTGACTTTGGAAATTGGGATGGAGGAGCACCAGCACAGGTACAAGATGCCATATCGGAAATGATTATGGAATTTTACGAAGGAGACGATCCCGAAACTTTAAAAGTGTTACTAAACTCCATGGTACGAACTTTTGTCTTGATTAAAGAAAAAGTAGTGTTGACAACACATTCTATGCCTTCAGGATGTTGGGTTACAGCGTTTTTTAATTCTTTAATCAATCGGTTTTTAACAGCTATGGTTCTACATGTGGAAATGTCGAAAGACGATAAAATTCCTACCACAGACGATTTTGACAGAATTATAGATTTTGTTATGGGAGATGATAAGATTTGTGGTTCACCGCCTGACCTGATGAAGTATTTTAATGCTATTACAATGCGAGATTTCGCGCACAGTATTGGTATGAAATATACAGATGGAGATAAGGGAGAGATTACAGAAATTTCGAAACCGTTAACAGAGTGTGTGTTTTTAAAAAGACACTTTAAATTTCATAAGAAACTAGGGAAAATCGTAGGACCATTGTCATTGACCACATTGATCAATTCTTTGTGTTATAAAGATTCTTCTAGAAATTATGACGAGATAATGAGGGGGAAAATGACTGCCTTTCAATTTGAGATTTATTTACATGAAAATAATAAGTTAAAATCTAAGGTTATTAATGCAGCGCATGCTTGTTCTTTCTTTTTTATAGAGTTTAGTGAGGAACACATAGCCAAAACTATGCAAGAAGATGATACTTATGCTACTGTAATGGGTTGCTTAGGTAAACATATATCCAACTTTTCTTAAGTTGAAAAATAGAATTATAAGGGTTATAAGAAGTTTGTTCCTAGAAACTTCGCCACTTTCTATTTTAGAATTTTTAGGGAATAGAAGATTTTAATAGTAGTCTTCTTGTAAAAACATACTATTTCAATTAATAAAATTAACAATTCAGATAACAAGTTTGCAACAGAAATGTGTTATGATATGCAAACAACAAAACAAAGTATGAGTTCTTCTGTCGCTAGTGTAAATACGCGAGACATTAATTTTTCTAAAGATCATCATAATGTTTATCCGGTCATTGATATCTCAGAAGAATATAGAATAGATACTAAACCTTTTGTAAATAGACCTTTCTTTGTAGATAGTGTAGAGTGGTCTAATCAAGCACCTTACACTTTTTTAACATCTAAGATAAAACAATTACCTCGAGATGTTTTTACGTCTAACCTGTCGTTGGAAACAGCTCTTAAAATGGGTTCATTTTTTAGGAGTGATTTATCTTTAAATGTATCAGTAGCTGGAACTATAGCACATGCCGGTACTATTTTGGTAGGAGTTCTTCCTCCGATGCCTTATACGTTGATTGAGTCTCCCTTTATCATTAATTCTATAATGTCAGGACCGCATTGTTTTTTAAATGCTAATGAAGCTACGTCATGTGTTTTACATGTGCCATGGTATTGCAACACAGATGTAGCTAGTTTAGATATGAAATACACAGCGCCAGCAACAGAGACAGCAGTAGGAGAAGGTTTAACACCAGGAAATTTTGCTACTCTGGTATTATTCGTATTAAATCCTTTGTCGGTCTCTGATAGTGCAAGTATGATGTTAAATATAACTATTGAGGCTTGTTTTAGTTCTTTGGATATTTTTGTTCCTAGTCCTAAATTTTTGCAATATGATTATAATAGTCAAGGGTTACAATCGATTGCTACTACTGCTATTGATGCTACTACTTCTTATACCAAACAAGTAGTAGGAGATGCGATAGATGTTATTCGATCAGGGATCAGGAGGTACACAGGCTTGCATAATCCTAATGTTCCTTTAATCACTAATAGAATGATAGCAACGAGGAGAAACTTTCCTAACAATACCACAGGAGAGCAGTTTTTTGAGAAATTAGATCCCTACCCTGAAATAGACCGTATTGTAGATAGACCTATTTTTAATACGGAAGTAGACGAAATGTCCATTAGGCATATTCTTAGTAAACCACAGTATTTAGGCACGTGTAAAGTATATACAGACGATAAAGTTGGTACGTTGGTTTGGGCTCGTCCTATTTCTCCTTTTCAAGGAGGATTGGCAGAAAAAACTAACCCTGTATCTATGAGTAATAATATAGAGCTGTTCCATCGCATTTCTCGAGCTTGGAGAGGATCTTTAAATATTCACGTGCAATCGGTTATGAATAATAAACAACAAGTGAAACTGCGCCTAATTCAAATGTATAATCCATCCTCTGAAGTTTTATTTGGTAGACCAGAGTATGCAGGTTTATTGAGTGCTCCTTCTCATTTGATGGAGTTTACAGGAGGTGGTCAAATTCAAACAATAAATATACCTTATTTGTGTAGAAATCAACTAACTCCATGTACACCTGATATGAGTACAGAAGCATTATTTCATGGTATGTACTATTTATTTGTAGCGCAACCTTTGGTCATTTCTTCAGATTCCCCTAAGGGAGTTTCTTTTAATATTTACATGTCAGGAGGGGATGATTTAAGCTTTCATGGATATTCTACAGAACCGTTGCGACAGTTACCCTTAGTTAATCCTATACTGGAACAGAGTGATGGTTATACATCTCAAGGTTTGACAGTTATGAATGAACCTCAAAAAGATGATACTCTTACCACCTACAGTGAAGATATTAACACAAGCGAAAAGTTTCAGGAAAGATTATATTCTCCCATTGATATTAGACCTATTGTCAGGAGAATGTATCAATCAGAGCCTGTTACACTAGTCACAGGTCCTAATGTTATCAATTTAAATACGCTCATAGGAGAAAGATTGAAAGATAGTGTGGAACAAGTAAACGTTCCACAGCTTTTGTCTGCTATGTATTATGGTAAAAGTTTAGGATTGAAGATAAAACTGAAAGTGTTTGGAAGCAGCACTGCTGGTGATTTATCTGTGGCTTTTGCACCTCCACAAACTTTTTGTAATCACAAAAAGAATATTTTCCAGGCTTGTAAAGTCTCTCCTCTAAACGCTTTCGGCCCTATTGCTTCACCATCAGGAAAAGGGTATCCATTTCCGTTTATAGAAATGGCTAACATGTCGCACGGCTCTACCTCTTTATATGAGTTTACAATACCTAATACTAGTTTGTATAAGTTTATAGGAGGTCCAGAAAAATACGGAGCTACAGAGTCTATTCTCTCGATAGCGGATTTTGGTCATTTAGTGATATGGTCTACATATGGTGCTAAAGCAGTATTATTCGCTGGTTATACTGATGAGAGTAGGTTAGGATTTCATTCTATTGCACCTAATTTTGCACCTACGCCTAGAATGGATACTATAGTTAATTCGGGCACAGCATATCTAGGATCTTCTAATGCAGGTCCTGATATAGCACCAAGTAACATATTGAATCCTTTCATATATGTTACTAAAGGATAAATTAATATAAATTAATAGATATCCATATATAGTTTAGGAAAACTTAAAAATCCGAACAAACAACAAAGACCCTATAGGGCGCTCACCGCGATAATATTAAAATCGGGGTGTATAAAAACTAGATTTTAGTATAAAAGCGCCCTGTAGGGC